AGGCCGTAACGGGGATTTGTCACCAGATCGTAAAAAATCCACGCAGGGTTTCGCGTCCAGGCGGTGACAAACGTGCCATCCCAATCCGCACCGGTATAGATGCGGGTAACCGGGTTATACACCGCCCCATTCGGCACACGGACTTTCAGGCCTTTGACTTTGTAGCCGCGGCTTGGCATCTTGCTGAAATACTGCGCGTCAAACGTGGTGCGCACGACGACCGTGTTGGGGTAGCGTAATTTGGCGTAGCTGAGTTTGGTATAGGTTGACCAGCGCACGGTTGAAAAATAGCCGCTGCCGGTGGCTGGATCAGCGGTAATGCGCGTCACCCGCACGTCGTAACTGGTCACCCCAGGGCCGCCGCCGGAAAAATCAGACCAGCGGATATGGTAACTGCGTTCGTATGGCGATTCAGTTTTGCCGCGAATAATCTCCCGGCCATTCAAAACCGCTTCTTGCCAACTGCTGCCCAGTGGCTTGACCTCTACTTTAATTTGTACAGCTGTGGGCGAACGATCCCCGGTATCCGGGTTGGCATAAAATAATGAGTCGACCTGAATGGTTAAGCGGATGGCATCGGTTGAGGCGTCGTCAATCGTGCGAATTACCGGCCCAGCCTGCTCGATCACCACATCCACCGCCACTGGCGCGGCGGCGGCATCGTCTACCGTGCCGGGTATGTAGGTTTGATTTTGGGTGCCTAACCGGTAATCAACCGACACCGCGCTAAAATTGTCCGTGCTGCCGGACTTTAACGGGGTGTCGTCCAGGTAAACCGATTCCATTGCATCGACAGTGGCGAATCCTTCAATCTCCCCTTCGCAAATCGCCTCTACGACTTCCGCGATGGCTTGTGAGCGTAACGAGTCCGGCGCAATAACGGGCTTAGGCGGTGCAGAACCACCACCGCCACCGCCACCCATGCTGCCACCGATTAATAATTGACTCATGCAGGAATGTCCTTAACGTGGATCTGACTGGATAACACCATGCTACCGACCAGCAACGGCCCGCCGTATAACAGCGGCATGCGGTGGCCTTGACGGGTTGTGTTGACGACGCCGTTGAATAGGTAGCTTGGTTTGTTTTCGTAGGGTTCGGCTTCGCTGGCTTTCATGCCGTCATTAGTCCCGCTGATTAAGCTGGCAATCATTGAAACCGCCATGGACAATGCGATACTGACAAGCAGGTTCAAGGCGGTGGCCATCATGGCGGCAACACCCGCAGACATGACAATAGTGCCGGTTACAGCAATACTGGCTCCCATAATAGCCGTGGCTGAAAACGGCTCATCACCACCCACACGCGGCACGACAAACAACACTTCATCCGCCCACGGATACAACGCATTGTCTGCCGTCACCTGCCGGCATAAATCCGGGTTTTCCCGATCCATCAGCAATAACACATAATCCCCTGCATCAGCGGCATGTAAAAACCCTGGACGGTTGGCATTGATGGCCCGCAAGGCTTCCGCCACGCTGGACACATCCAATGACCACTCAGATTTGAACGCCTGCAAATCACCCAATAATCGAATTTCTTTCATGCGTTGGGATGCCTCAAAATACACGCAGTACGCTGCCGCCAGTAATGGCCGTACATTTCCGCGCGGGATAGATTGTTCTGGCCCGGATGGTGCAATATGCGGTTATCGCCCAGATAAATAGCAGCGTGGTTTGGGCAGGCGCCCTGCAATTGCATGATGATCACATCCCCCGGCAGCGGGGCTTCAACTTGTACAAAGCCGCGTTGTTTAAAGCCCTCGACAAACGCGGTCTGGTTAGCCGGGTCTTGCCACCAGTTCCAGCACTTGCGTTCGCCGTCCTGAATATCTAGGTTGAATTCCTGCCGGTAATAATCCGCGACCAGATTCAAACAATCCAGCACGCCATAGACAAAAGGCCTGCCCTCATACGGTGCAGGCAATACCCCGCGCGGCATGTAGCTGTGCAGATCACCGCCCGGATAACTGATGATCACAAACGGTAGATTGCACCGCTCCGCGCTGGCAATATCTGCCGTGCTGGGTAATGGGCTGGCGTTTGGGTGGCTGTGATACACCGCCATGATGCGGCCTGATTGCTGCATGAAGGCCAGCGGATCAATAAGGAATGATTGTTGCGGATTGTGGTGAATGTTTTCCTGCGGTAACAGTTCGCCATCATGGGTGATAAAGCCGCAGGCCTCATTGGGGAAATGCACGGCAGCCTGATAGGTCAGTGCTTCAATTAATACATCGGTCATCATCCGTTTGCACACTCCAAATCAAACAGCGTTGTTTGTGCTGTAGCCAGCTCGAACCGTTTGCAGGCGGCATCGTAATAATCTTTATCCAATTCCGTGCCGACAAAATCGACGCCGAAATAATGCGCGGCAATGGCACTGCTACCGCTGCCTAGATGGGTATCCAGTATTTTTTGGCCGGGTTTGGCGTAGTTTTCGAGTAGCCATTGATAGAGTTTTATGGGTTTTTGGGTTGGGTGGATCCTGACTTCTTTGTTTTTCATGTCGCCTTGCAACATGCCATTCCATGTATAAAAAAACTTTCGCAATGCAACATCAAACGAACTAAAAGCCAATTCACAATCAGAAAATTTTGTCGTCCCATTATCTTTATCCCAAACAATCCAGCCCATTGACGGCGGTAGATAATGAGACATGTAATTAGCGCCCCACACAATTTGATTTTTTGAAATACGGATAAGCTCATCGAAATAGTTTTTATCGGGGATAGATTTATCCCACCCTTTTTTTTCAAAAGCTGATTTTAATGCCGCGCCTTTTCCGCTTTTGCGCAACTCACCACTAAACGCATTGCCAGCGTCAATCCCATAAGGCGGATCCACAATAGCCAAATCAAACGCCTTGTCCGGCAAACCGCGCATGTAATCCATGCAATCCATGTTCAGCAACTCAATCATCCGTTACGCCCCAACGACGGAAAACCGCCGAAATCCAATTCAGCATTGGCGCCAAATCTTAATTTGCAATCTGATAACCGCTTGCCGCATTGATCTTCGCCTGCCGTTAAAACCGCATTGCCTTGACGGTCAAACCATTTGGCCGGATTGGTTCCCGGCCAACTGCAGCCCGAGCCATTGGCAGTGGATTTATAGCGCCATGGGCAAGCATTGGCGACCGCGATGCGGCCCGGTAATCGCTTGTCGATAAAATCCAAGGCGCTGGACAGTTCAAACTCCACCACCAGCGAATTTTCGACGGTTTTCTGTTCGATAAAATAGATTTCTTCGGCGTATTCCGCCACGTTGGCAATCACATAACTTTGCAGCGTGCGGCGGCGTTTGAGCTGAGCGCCGATTAAATCGTCATAGAGTTGCAACTGTTGGGTGATTTCGCCGTTGATATTGCTGATTGACGCCTTTGGCCGGGACTCTGATCCCGTGCCACGCTTTTCAAAACCGCTCATACTGACAGGCCACGGCTGGTAGGTATTGCCCAGGTATTCAACCGGCGTGCTGTCGGCATCTGTGCCAGGGTAGAAATACAACACGCTGGCGACGTTGATCGAGTTGAGATCGAGAATGTACAGATCGACCAGCGCCGGCGTGGCTTGCTTTTGAATGTCGACGTTTAATGTCACGGCTCAAATACCTGCTGCAACGTGGCACTGATGGAATACAGCCCGCGCCCGTGGTGCATAACGCTGTAACCGTCTGGCGTAAGCACGTATTTTTTAACGGTGCTATCGCCGGGTGGCGTCCAGGTTAACGCCGTGGCCGCGCCTGCGGCATCTAGCGTGCTGATAACGGTTTGGTAGTCGGCTTCGTTGAGCGCCGGCCAGCTGATGGACCAGCTTTCCACGCGGCTATTAATGCCATCCGGCACGCGCTGACTGTAGCCATCGCCAAACTGCGCGATACGGGTGCGATGCTTGACAGTTTTTTGGCCGCTGACGTGGATGCGGGTTGAGAGTGGTAGCGCGGTCATGCCAACAATCCCCCAGGCCGTTTTTCGGTCGTAATCACTTCACGCACGCGGGCGTTGATCAGGTTGCCGAGCTTTTGCATGTTGTCGGTGTTGCTGCTGTTGCCTGACACGTTGACAGTGGTATTGACTTGCACGTCACCCATGCCACCACTGCCCATCGCAGCTACCTGTTTGCGACTCAACACCATTTCGCCGGTTTGCAAAATGGCCGGCACTTCATCGGGTTTTAAATAGCCGCCACTGTGTAAACGTGGCGCACCGGCAAACACGCCCATCGGCACTGAAACCGTGCTGCCACCGCTGCCTACCACGCCGCCGTCGTGAAAGTAGCTGGCAATGCCATCGAATGCAGCGCCCAGCCAGCCGCCGGAAAAATCCCGGTTTCCGCCGCTGCCGGCTTTTCCGAATAGGGTATCCATGATTTGTGCGGAGGCAGCCTCAGCAGCCATACGGCGGATAACATTCGTAAAAGATTCCAACATGCCATCTGCCCCCTGCTCGAACGGATCGAACAGGAAGTCAGCAAACGCGGTTTGCATGTTTCGCGCGGCTTGCACGGCAAACTCACTCATCTGGTCGGTTGACTCTTGCGCCTTTCCGGTGACGACATCAAAGCCCTGGCTGATGTTTTCCAATGACCTGGCCAGCTGCTGATCGTCGATGATGCCAAGTCCTTTGGCTTTAAAGGCATCGTCAAACTGGCTGTACATGCTTTGGTTTTCGCCGCTGAACATTTGCGTCAGGCGCTGATAATCGGCGGCCATGGCTTCGCGTTGCCGGCTGGCGAGTTCGTTGCCTTGCTCGATGATGTCGTCGTATTCTTTGTATGACTCGATCAGCGTGTTGACGTAATCCTTTTCAGCAGCCAGATTCAGCAGCTTGATTTTCTGCGCATCGTTCAACTGCTTATACGCGCCAAACTCCACTTCGAATTCCATCTCGGCTGCGGCACTGACTTCGCCGCGCAGGGCTATTTGTTTTTGCAGGCCGAGCTCAGTAGATTGATACAGTTGATTTAACTGCTCGGCTGCCGATTGCGCCTGTTTTGCGGATTGCTCGGATTGCGTGGCCAGCTCATCAATGCGGTCGCGGTTTTGTTTCCATAGCCGTTCTTGTGCGTCGGCCTGTCCCTTGTTGAGTAATGCCTGGGTATCGGCGAATTTTTGCCCTTGCCCGATGATGTCGTCATATTCATCGTAAATGGCCTGCATGCCGCCGCCGCGCATGGATAACCGCTGTTGTGCCTGCCATTTTCGATCCAAGGTATCTAGCTCTTTGCCAATGCCTTGCAACTCTTTTTTATACTCGCCGGCATCAACGCCGAAAAATTCCCGCCTTGAAATCAGACTTTTTAGCGTGTTTTGCCGCGCCTGCAGATCGGTATAGGGGTTGGTGGCCTCTGGCGTGACGGCATCGGCGACGGTTTTTAACAGCACCTCCAATTTGATAGCCTTGCCGCTGGCAGCCAGCAGCCGATCCCAGGCATTACCGATGCGGTTCAAGCTGCTGCTGATACCGTCCATTTTGGCGTTGTTGTAAGCTTTATCCAGCTCTGCGGCGAATTTCGGTAGCACTTCAATACCGACTTTGCCCTGTTCTAACAGCTTGGACAGTTCCGCCGTTGTTACATTCATGGATCTGGCCATGATGTTAAACGCACCCGGCAAGCGTTCGCCCAACTGGCCGCGCAATTCTTCGGCGCTGACCGTGCCCTTGCTCATCATCTGCCCGATGGCCAGCAACGCGCCCTCGGTATCCGCGGATGATTTGCCCAGGGCGGCCATGGCTTGCGACACCGCCGAAAACATATCGCGGGTGGCTTGGCCTTGTAACACCGTGCCCTGTGCCGATGCCTGCAGATCGGCAAAGGCTTTGGCGCTGCTGGTTAAATCCGTGCCCAACTTGTTAGACGTTTGGCTCAAAAAATCCATGTCAGCGGCCGCATTCTTGGCGCTGCCTGAGGTAATCGTCAATGATCGCTCGATGCTGTCCATCGCTTTGCTGACATCCGCGCTGGACTTTATAAACGCGGCCATGCCAGCAGCAGAAATCCCCACACCCAGCCCGCCCAGCACGTTATTGACGCGCATGGTGACGGTTTCGGTTTTGGCCTGGAATTTATCCAGCTGCGTAGCCATCTTGTCCATCTGGCCAGAGAATTTCGCCAGATTGGCGTTGAAATCGACGGTGATGCCTAGTGCCATGGCGTTACTCGTGTGGTGGGGTTATGCGGGTTTTTAGGGATGGCGGCGCTGGCAAGGCTGCCCAGGCTGTAATTTCTTTCGGCTGCGCGTATTCATTGACAAAACTGGTGTCGTCCCAGATGCCCATGAATAAATCAATATCCAGCCTGGCATAAACAAACTGGTTTTCCGGGCGATTCCAGGCAGCGACCACTGCCCACGGCCAGCCGACATCGGCCAGAAATGCCGAGCCGTCTTTGGGTGGCGGCCGGTCGGTGATCCAGTCCGTCATTTCAGGTTCAGCTCTTTAGCGATGCGGTTGGCTGCAATCTCTGATGCGTCGATGATGGTTTCCAATGCCGCTTGTTTGGTGGCGTTGAATGTGTCGCGCAGAAAGTGTTTGCCGGGTATGGCAACACCGCCACCGCGCTTGTGATAGCGCAGCTGTTTGGCTGTTTGAATTCGCCCGCCCGATTTGTTGTATTGCTTGCCAAGGTCTCTAAATACCTTAAATTTTGACCCACCTTCCTCAAGATATTTTTCACCGTTTCGCCACGTGCCCGTGTTGTAGCCATGCTCAATAAACTGGCCATACCAAGCGCCCTTCAAATCTTTGCGGCTTTTGCCGGGCGATATGGTCAAAAACAAGCCGACTTTGCCATTTTTATTGATGCGGTTGATCTTGCTGTTTTTGATCTTGATCGCCCTTTTCAAACGCCCGGTTTTCACAGGCGCGGCAGCGCGGACTTGCTTGAGCATGAGATTTGCGCCCTGGCGTAATGCAACGCGCGTGACACGCTCGCCCAGCTTGGCGTTATAGACATACAGCGCCCGCTTGACTTCGGCAATGCCTTTTATTTTTGCTTCAAATGCGGCCATGGTGCCCCCTGTTTTATTAACGCTGCGTCGCATCCAGCACGGGCACGACAGCAACACAGGCAAATTCGCCGCCACTTGCTACCACATCCGCCCTGACATAATACGTGACACCTGACACGCCGCCGTCCAGCCATTGCTGCACTCGCAGCGACGCCGGATCAATGACAGCACTACCCAACAGCAAATCAGATGCCGATTCATCAATGCCGGTTTTTATGCTGACACTGACCGCCGCACTGGTGATGCCATCCGCAATCATTGAAAAATCAAACGTCAACGGGATGATTTCAGCTTTTTGATTAATGAGTATTTTTTCGATCGCGTATTAAAACCAGCTGATAAATCAATCGCTCAATGTCTGCCACGCCCAGCAGCTCCGCCACGATTGGCAGGCCGGTGTAGTCGATCACGCCGCCGAGCAGGTTCCAGGCCTGGACGGCCAGGCCCAATTCTGTCGGCGGCGGATCGGCACGGATTAGGCCGCCGGATTGCTCGGCAATGGCTCGGCTGTTGAACCACTCGGCGGCTTTTTTTCGTCACTCTCCAATTGCTGCAGATGCGCAAGCCAGAGTGAGAAAATCTCGACGGCCAGGCGGTTGAGCGTGGACGGATGGTCGCGCAGGTATTCTTCAAACACGTCTAACGTGAATGCTGCCGGCTTGGCATCACCGCCGGAGTAAATGTCCAGCTCGGTTAAATCCCAGCCGTCTACAAAATGCAGCACGGCATACCAGGCGGCCTTACGCCAGGTGGCCGATTTGAGATTAAAGTGCTGCTCGAACCAGCGCTGTGTTTCGGCGGTGTTGACGTTGCCCAGCCATTCCATCGCATCCATAGGCGTGGGCCGGCGGATTGTGTAGGCGTGGCCGTCGATGTTGACCACGCTTTGCCGGGATTTTTTGATTTTTTCCAGCAACATATTACGCGCTGTAATAAGTTGGAGAACCAAAGGCGGTCACGGTGGCCGGGCTGGTGATTTTGTCTTGCGCGTTGCCGACCGGTGCACCGGTAAAGCCGACATAGCCGACGAATACCATGATCGTGCCGCCCGTGCCGAAGGTGAACTTGAACGCGCGCTGCGCCTGGGTATCTGATGCGGCTTTGAGGGCAATCTGGCCAGCGTCGGTGATGTCCCACAATTGATCCATGCTCATGCTGATCGGGTTGGCCGCGCCGGGGATTTGCGACTTTTGATTCGAGTGGATGGTGGTAGTGTCGATAAAATCGAAATCGCCACCGCTGATGCTGATCGATGCCGCAGTGGTGATCGATGTGCCAAAGGTGATTTTTTTGGCCGTGCCGCTGCTGAAGGTGTCGAAATCGGTGGTATTGATGCCCGTGCCGCCGGTCACGTCTTCCAGCTTGAACGAATCGGTGGCAACGCCAATAACGCGGAATACGCGGGCGTTGACTTGCGACATGCCCTGCACTTCTAAAAAGACATAGTCGCCGTTGCTGTAACCGTGTCCGGCGGCGGTGACGACGCCTTCTGCGGCCTTGGTGATACCGGTAATATTTTTGGCGGCGGCCAATGCGGACTGCATTGACACAGACACGTTTGACATTTTTCTGACTGTCATGGTGGTTTCCTGATGTGAGTGTTAAACGGGGTTTGATTCGGTGGTGGTGTAGCTGAGTTGGTACGTTAAAACGAGTTGATGGATCTCGGGTTCTTCTTCTCCCACGCGAAAATCGGTGGCGATGAGCTGGCAGGTATCCGCGCCGAAGTCACTGTTCATGGCCTGCTCGATCAGCACGGCGGCGGCGTCCATGTCTGACTCGACCTTTTCGTCGTCTGGTGTGCCGCGTATCCAGCAATTGATTGAAACGGTGATGATGCGGTCCTGCTGCCGGGGCTGCGCGTGTATGGTCAAGGTTTCGATGGCTTCGTTATCGGCGGCCAGTGTTAAACAGGGCCACATCGTCCGCGTGGGCGGCACGCGCTGAATCCACACGCCACCCATGCCTGGAATGGTTTTTAGCTGGGTGCGGATGGCTTGCAGAATGGCGCGGCGGGCGTGCATTACAGGCCACCGCGATAATCAATAAAGGGGGTTAGCAGCTCCTTGGCTGCGTTTGGGATCGTGAATGGCCGCACGACGCCTTCTATGCTGCTTTGAAACACTTCCCATTGCGAGACGATGAACATAATCGCCTCTTTGATGCCCTGCGGCACGGCGGCGGCATTGCCATAGCCGCAAACGTATTGAATCTGCACGGCGTCTAACTGGTTTCTGGCATCCGGCCAAGCTTTGCCGTATTCCGGCATGACAGCGGCGGTGTAGCTGCCGACCAGATACTCGGTTGACGGCAGCACGGTCAACACGCCGGCGGTGTTGATATAACGAATCTCGGTGACTGATTGCAGCGGCGACAACAGGTTAATCGGCTCACTCACCCAGCCCGCATCAAATGCCCCGCAGACGGCGGTCACGGTTTGCGTGATCAGGCGGCGATTGATGAAACTCTCGGCAAACTCCCGCGCGGCCACGATCCGGGCGGTGATGACTGAATCCCGCGCGGTGTCGTCAATCTGACCGATACCCAAATGCAGGCGCATGTCAGCCAGTGAAACCGGCTCTGTCGCGGGCGGCGTGGTGGTGATGTGTTTCATGGGCGAATTTTGGGCATTAAAAAACCCGCCGAAGCGGGTTTGGTGGGTGAGTGTGTTTAGCCTGGCTGCAGCTCAGCGCACTGTTTGGCGCGTTCCAGTTCCTGATCAGACAGCGGATAGACTACGTATCCCTGCTGCCACATTTGTTCGCACTGCTCACGTGTGGCGGCATGCTCCTCGTAGATGCCGAACAAAAATAGAATGGCCTGGATGATGGCTTCGATGACTTCCATCAACCCACCAGCCACAAAAGCAGCGTAAACAGGCACGCGACGAGAAAGTATTTCCAGATGTGGGCGGTCATCATCCTATTTTCTCAAATGAAATACGGCCAAATTCAAAAGTACCTGCGCCCGACGCTTTAAATACAACCCAGATATTGAGAGCGTTCATCAGCGTTTGCCAGTCGCCCCACAATATCGGCTTACTGCCTATGGTTAATTCAACATCATCTGTAATCGCATCAAATCCAGAGCCAGGATCAGCGCCTTGATTGTTTGCATTCCA